AGTCCACTATACTCATTATCAGTTTCTATATTGCATACTTGAACCTGATTAATCTTATTATAAAACTAATAGTTATCTAATAGTTCTATTTATCTAATAGTGGCACTTAGATATGTCTTATATTTTTATCCATGTATTGTCTTTATTACTTCTCCCAAAAAATTGCTCTAATTCTTGGTTAAATAGTTCTTCTTTTCTAGTCTTTATGGACATGTCTTGGTCTTTAGATAATTGCAATATCCAGTAATAACAAGCCATCTGTAAGGCATCTATTCTGTCATCTTGCGATAACGTATTAGCCCCTTTTTGTAATCTACTTATTTGATACATTAGTTGGTATCTTAAAGCCTGTTCTGGTGGATATAGGCTATTAGTACCCTCATAATCCTCTCTAATAGCATTAGCATCAAAGACAATTCTATGCTGTGCAAATAGGGGTTCTAGAGTGTCTAGTATCCTTCTATGTTTATTAGAAGTCTGTCTGACCATCTCTGTCGTACAAGGGTACTCTTTTGTAAGGTATGGTTTTAGTAAGGCTTCAAACATACCTTGACCAAAGTTTTCTTCAATCAATATCTTTTTAACTTCATGCTTCTTTGCGATACCTACAAGTTTATTCAAAACATGTTCAGAATAACCAGAGTTGAAACCACCTGTTGCAACTACATAAATATTACCATTTAATATCTTAGTCACACAATAAGCTGTCTCATCTTTACCTTTACCTGAAGGGTCAATAGACATTACACAACCAGTGTAGTCTATCCAGTCTCCTTGTGTCTGCATGGGTCTGAAATAAGCATCTCCTTGCAAACCTACATTAGGTAGGTCATTCCATTGTAATTCTGGTGAACTAGCCCATACGACCTTCTCAGGGGCAGTAGTGGGGTTCAAATTAAGAACTATTAAGTCTTTTAGTTTAAGTGGGTATCTATCTAAATCACTTAAAGTTGTATCTAGTTGGAACTGCATGTTAAAGCCTATACGACCATAACTTGCTTCTCTTTCTAATAAATCTTTTTCATCAAACCTTTGTGGGTCAGTAGCCTTACCTATAAGGTCATGTTCCCAAGTGTTTGCAATAACAGGTGCAAGACTAGAACCATAAGATTTTAATTGTTTCTCACTAGGGTATCTAGCAGTCCAATATCTAATCTTATATCCTCTTTCTTGTAGCTTGTTATAAATACTTTGTTCTGTTTGTGGTGTACCTAGAAATATAGTTCTAGAACCTTCTGGTTTAACTATTGCTTCAAACTCTTTGATTGCTTCTCCAAGTTTATCTCTCATAAACTGTGTCTGAGTATTACCTGAAGTTTCAATATCGTCAGCAATAATTAAGTCTGCTCTACTACCAGTTAGCTGTGAAGTTATACCTAAAGATTTAACTGAAGGTTGATGTGATGCTAACGCAGGTGCAACATCAAAACTAATCTTAGATTGTCGTTGGTCACCTTTTGGTTTTAGGTGGAGAAGTATAGGCATCTCCGATAGCAGTCTTAAACAAAACGTACTAAAATCATCTGCTCTATTTTTAGAAGCAGAGACAACCAATATATTTATTTGTGGGTCAAGAAGTAATCTCCATAAGACATAAGTTGAAGTAATCCAACTTTTACCTACTCCTCTAAACGCACTTATAATTGTACGTTTATCTCCATTAGCAATATAGTCTGCGATAGAATATTGCATTGTACTGGGTGCAGGAAGTCTTAAATGCTTCCATGCGAGGTAAAGAAAATTCCTGAAATCATTCAGTTTTTCGTGCATAAACCCTTGCTTTTATTAGTTATTTTTAACTAGTTTCTTTTCTGCAAATGGTAGTTCATTTACTAATTCACCTAATGGATTATCATTTGTAGGTAATCCATCAATACCATTATCTTTTAGAAACTGTCTAGCAACATTAAGGTCACTAGCTTTTACATCTTCTTCTTTTACTTTCTTTAGTAGCTGTTCTGCTAGTATTGAATGTAGTTCTAATAATTTATCTTTTGACATTTTTCTTTTTCTTTTTTGTTATAACTAATGCTTCTATCTTTGCTATTGTATCATCTAAATATCCAAAGAACGCATATAAAAATTTATCAATCATGGTGTGTGATATTTCATTAAAGATGCTTCACTTTTATCTTTAAGTTCTTTTTCTAATTTTTCTATTTGTTTTCTTAGTTGACCATTTAATTTTTTATGTTCTGAATTTATCATTTTTAAATTAGAAACTTCTTCATCTAATCTATCAATGTCGTTTTTTAAACCATCAACTGTTTGTCTATTAATTTTACTTTCGTTTTCGTAAGTTGGGTCTTGTAATTTTTCAACAAAATCTTTATGAGAATTTACCATTTTTTACAACTCCAATATCTCGCAGATAGTTTGTCTTTAGCTGTATCGCATTTGTGTCTTGCTCTAAAACTCTTTCTATTTTTAGGATTAGATTTTTTAATAGTCATATTAGCATCACCATATCTAATTAGTTTTACACTCTCACCAACTTTAGCTAATACAGAAAACTTTTTACTTTTAGTTCTGTCTCTTTTAGGTTTGTTATAACCAGAGAAAGTTTCTCCTCTATACTCTATAGACATACTATTCTAATATTAATTTTTTAATAGATTTTGCACCCATGTAAATTTCTGTTTCTGCCATAGATTTTATACATTGGTACTCAATATGAGACTTAGTTTCTCTCATAGCAATTCTTTTACCTTTTAGACATTCTGACATACTGTCTTGTATTCTATGTTCTTTTATTTCACCATTAACAATCATTAATAATGCAATAACTATCTCAGTAAGATTTTCCATTTTGTCTAACCTTGTCTTTTAATATTTCTATATCTTGTAAAGCCTTTTCTAATTGCTTCTGTGTGAACTCAATATTGACTTTATTAGTCATATTTTGTTCTTGTGTATTTTGTAATTTTTCTACAGTTTTATATAATTCTTCTAACAACATAAACTGTTCACTGTCAGTTGTTGTTTGTTCAGACTTCTTTAATAAATCTGCGTTCATCAATTCTCTTGATGTTTCCAATGAAGTAAGTCTTGCAGTTATCTCTGTGTAAGCAAAAACACCCATTACAACACCTACAATAATACCAATCATGTTTTTAACTGGCATTGCTACTGATGTATTTTCACTAATTTTCATTTGATATATTTACCTTTGTTAATACCTGCTTTGATAAGATACCCTCTTGTACCATTACCATTAATGTCCACTTCTTTTCTTAAATGCTTAAATACGTTTTTTTCTTTTAGTTCTTTTTCAATTCTCTTTTTGAAACTTTCTAATAATTTTACATCTCTCATTGATATTCATTAAGTTTCTTTTCCCACTTCTTTACAATCAAATTTAATTACTATTTTTTGTTTTTCAAAATCAGGAATATCCCACTCAGGTAATTCTTTTAGATTTCTAAAAGTTTGTTGTGCAATAGCATAACCACTATTTACACAATCATAATGTGTATTAAATTGGTATCCTGCAATTTGACTAGAGGGGCATTGTCCAGTTGTCATACTGCACATATACAACACTAATAAATATTTCACTTAAATTGAAAAAACCCTATAACTCCAACAATTAATGTTCCAATAGCTAAGATAACTTTAAGTCCACCCTTACCCATAGAAACATCTTGTCTTAACGACTTAATTTCTTTTCTCATTTCTTCTATGCTTTTAAGAATGTTATTCATTCTTTCAGCACAAAGTTTCTCATGGCTTGAAAGTCTAACCCCAGTAGCGACTTCGCTAAACTCTTTAGGTGTTAGAACTTTCTTCTTAGCCATTTTATTATAAGACTATTGTATTAGCTTCGTCTTCTGTAAGTGCTTCGCCAGATATTAATTTAGCTTTAGCACTAGCTTTTAAGTTTGCTCTAGCTGTTGCTATTTCTTCTGGACTTGGCATTTCTTCTAATTTAGCATTAATGTCTGCTTCAGAAATAACTGGTGTATCTTTCCAAACAATACCATCATAAGTATTTCCATGAACATCAACTTGTGCGTCTGGATTAATTAACTTTATTGCGTCTACTATATATTTCATATTTATTCTCCTATTATGCTTTTAATTCTATTAAAGAAATTTTAGAAAATGCACCTATTTGCCATTTACTACTATTATCACTACCAGAGCCATTTCTATTTAAGTATAGAGTTCCACCACCAGAGCCATTATAAACAGCAATTCTGTAAGTTACAGCAGATGTAGTATTTGGTGAATCCATATAAAACGAAGCACAAGTTGAGCTACCATTATCGTCATATTCTGCTCTAACAGACCTATGTGAACCATCATTATCATTTGGTGAATATAAACCAGTAACATTACCAAAAGAACCACTACCAATTTTTCTTTGTACTCTAATATTCCACATATAATGGTGTGTACTTATTGCACCATCTATTGAAACTAAAACTAAAATTTTAGATGAAGTTGCACTTGGGGTAATTGCTGTGTCCAAAGCTGAAACTTCAAGCCATTGACTATGTGTACTAGATGAAAAAAATCCTTGATTTGTATTTACTACTGATGAATTTGGTATTCCTGCTGATACTGTTCCATATTCTGGAGCAGTTGCACCACTATTCATTTTAAGAACTTGACCTGCAGTACCTTTAGGTAATCGCTGAAGTCCACTTCCATCTCTATAGAAAATGTCTTCCTGCGTAGTAAGTGTTGTTCCTACATCAGTTCCATTCGTACCATTCGTTCCTTTTTCTGCTAGTTTAGTCCAGTGGGAAGCACTAGACGTAGCATTTCCAGTAGACGCTTGAATACATATAAAAGTTTCTCCACCTGATGTAACTATATCGTCAATTACA